ATCATTACACGGCCTGGATCTTTGATCGACAACACGGTAGCAAACGGCACGCACCCAGCTGGAAATCAGCGAATCGGAACACTTATAAACTACGACAGTTCAGACAAACTCTTCGTCCAGAGTGCTAAGAAGCTATACTACCGAAATCCTGTGAACTATTCTACGCTCCAGGGGCCAACTGGAAATGACATATTTTCTGCAGGTACTACGGCAAGTATTGTCAGCTATGCTGAGTGGAATAAGCAGATTTTTATTACATCTGATTCTTACCCTCGGCCCATGAAGTTTTATAAAGACAATTCAAACAACTACCAATTGCGCTCTAGCGGTTTACCGGCGTTAGCTTCTTCGCCGACCGTGACTGCGGGAGCCGCTGGAGCGCGTAATTATATTTACGCCTTCCACTACTCCTACACCTACACAGTTGGTTCGGATGCTTTGGTTTACAAAGACGCTGGAGCCATCACGCAAGTGGAGCTCACTCTGTCCGGAGACCCGTCGGTAAACCCTAACCTAATTACCGTTATTCCAGTGATCACAAACGGTGCGACCGAAAATTTCGATGTGACTAACATAAAAGTTGAAATCTACCGAACAGTAGATGCGGGCGACGTGTTCTATTATGTCGGGGAGGTTACAAACGGAACTGTTTCGTTTAATGATAACGTCTCTGATACAGCTCTTCAGAATAACACGCTAATATATAACTCTGACGGGAGCGTTGATAACGACGCCCCACCACTCGCCAAATTCATCCACATCGTAAATAACGTGGGTCTTTATGCTTACTTGAGCGAAGGTGGACAGAACAATCCGTTTGCCTTAAGGCAGAGCGTACCAGGTGATCCGGACTCCGTACCCATAGATTTTAACGCCAAAACAGAGGATGAAATCACAGGGCTTAATTCTGTGAAATCAGTGCCCATCGTTCTTTGTAAGAAAAAGATCTATAGAATAGAGGGCGTGTACGATCAGTTCGGACGAGGGGGCATGCAGCTGCTTCGTCTTTCTGATACTGCAGGGTGTGTTTCAAATCAGTCGTGTGTGCAGGCCGAGGACGGGCTTTTCTGGGCTGGGAACGACGGATTTTATTTCACGGACGGGTATATTGTAAAGAAAATCAGTGATGATAATAACGATAATTATCGCACCATGCTTTCTCAGTGTGCGGACACGAAAAGAATCGTCGGAAAGTTTGACGAACAGAACAGACGTATTATATGGGCGCTTCAGAGTGATAGTTCATCGCTTGATAATGATTCATGCTGGGTGCTTGATCTAAGGTGGGGGGTTCGTGATGACTCAACCTTCACGACATGGAATGCCGTGGCCTTGTCTGATTCATTCGCTCCGTCTGCGATTGTATTCTTCAACAAACAACTCTACCGCGCTGACAAGCGTGGGTTTGTGTTCGTTCACAGCACGGATACTTACAACGATCCGAAAGTAGACACTCTTTCGCCTGCTACAGACTGGGCACTTGATGTGATCAAGTGGCAGTTTAAGTCTATAGCGTTTAATGGGGGGTCAAACTTCCAGCGAAAGATCGCAACACGCATCATGATCGCAGGTAAGAACGTCACAAACGTGAGTATCCAGATCAATGCGATAAACGACGACGGCAAGATCTTCCGCGCACTTAAAGAGATTCGCTGGAGAAAGAATTTTATCTGGGGTGACCCAGAGTTTTCTTGGGGCGATGTTTCATGTGTATGGAATGCCGAAGGTTTGATTGAGCAGTGGAGACGTTTCCCGGCTCGTGGACTTAGGTGGAGTTACCTCCAGATCCAGGTCCAGAACGCCTACACGATCATAACTAATTCTGACACACTAGGTACTGCGACATTTGGGGCGGTACCAAACACGGCCCTTTTAGACGATGCGGTTACGACTGACTGGCCAGAGGCTTCGGTCGGGTACGACATGACCACAGAGGCTGACGGGTATGCTCGTCCTTTTGAGGTCATAGCACGCACACCGGACACACTGACTTTGCTTGATCCCTTGAACGTGCTTCCGGGTGGGAGTCTTAGGTGGGAGCTTAAAGGTTATCCAAAGAGTGAGGTGTTCAACATGCTTGGACTGACTCTTCACTGGGCCTCTTTGAGTAAATCACAAAGCACCTATGAGTCCGGAGATTCAGGGGGTAACGAGTGAGTAGGCCACTAATACCTGAATTAATCGTAAAGAACGTAGAGGACCGCTGGAATAGGGAGAATTTCGTAAGAATACAGGCCTTTTTCAGCACTTTTCCGCTGTTTCGTGGGGACTGGAAATTCTTTGATTTGTCCTTCCCTGCAGCGGTCGTGGAGAAAGAGATTCAGCACGGCCTGGATTTTGTTCCGACCGATATCCTGCAAACTAGACTTATAGGTCCTGGGGTTTTGACTTGGAATTATGAGCTATTTGACCGAACAAAGCTTGTAGTGACGACAACTGGCGCTTGCACGGTTCGCGCTTTTATCGGAGCCTATAGGGAGAACAATGGATTATAAACAGTTTTCAGACATCAAGGCCAAAATTGAAATGGAGCTCGATCTTGAGACCGAGGACTTCATTCAACCTAACGAGTTTATAGGCTACGTGAACGACGCCGTTGCTCAAGCAGAGCAGCAAATCCACAAGCTAGGCCTTGAGGACGAATACTTTTTAACTAAAACTAAAGTAAGTCTCGTTCAAGGCCAAGCAGACTACGAGCTCCCCGCAAACATCTACTCCAATAAACTAAAGCGCATCATCTACCAAAATGGAAGCACCGTGTACGATGTTGCGCGGTTCCGGTCTAAGGACCGATTTATCGAAAAAGCTTTGCGCGATATGTACCAAGGCTCAACTCAGTACTATAAGTACGAGCTAAGAAACGACGGTCCTGGGTCCTCGACACAAAAGCCCGTATTTGAGCTCTCTCCTACGGCCCAAGAAAATCTCACCGACGCGCTTACAATTTGGTACTACCGGGCTGCGAACAAGTGGGAATTAACGGACACCAATGGGGACGCATATTGCGATCTGCCAGAGAGTGCGGTCCAGTTTGTTTTGGCGTACACTCGCTTCCGCTGTTACGACAAAGAGGGGCACCCAAACACACCTGAGGCAAAAGACATGATGATGACTGCTCGTCAGGACATGATCGACGTACTAACAAACATGGTGCCCGATGAAGAGAGCTCAATTGATAGAGACGTAAGTTTATACGAGGACTTCTCTTAAAGGAGATATATTTTGGCTGAAGTTTCAACAAAACCAGTCGCTGATAAACCGAAGAACCCATTTGCGCAAAGGTCTTTTGACCTAATTCGAAAAAACGCAATTATGGAAGAAAACGAGCTCATGCAGCGCAGACAAGCTGTAGAAGCTAGGCTTAACAGTTTATCGCCGCAGCTAAATTACAATAGCGGTGGGTTCACTGATCATCCGGAAAAAAAGGCGCTTCAGGAGAGCCTTGCTAGCATTGACGCAGCAGTCGCTAGAGCTAGACAAAAGCAAGCCGGACAAAATCCAGACGGCTCAGCCATCGCCCCTGAGTGGGTTTCTTTGGTTGATGACCAGTCCGGACAACTTCTTGATCAGTACAAACTAGCGGAGCTTGATCCCACACAGTGGGAAGCCTACCAGATGATCCGAAAGGACAACCTGCGTGGTGCCGGTACTCCAAGTGCTTGGGCTAATCTGCAGATGCAGAAGCAAGCTGCTGAGGAAGCAAGTGCCAAGGACGCCGCTGCAAAACAAGCAATGTCCGGAAACGCGCAAGCCATGGCCCAACTTCAGATGCGTGGTGGGATGGGGAGTGGGGCTAGCACTTCTTTGGCGAAAGATATGCAGCGCCAACTTCTTGCTCAGCGACAAGGTGTGAACAAGCAAGGAATGCTCTCACGTCTTAACATCGGCACTCAAGATGAAGAGATGCGCCAAAAAGGTCTTGCCCAATTAACTGGGTACGAGATGGACATCGGTAAAGCGAATAAGAGTGTGCAGCAATACAACCTTGGCAATCTTCTTAAAGAAGCTGAAGGTCAGCGTGCTTGGGATCAAGAACAATACAAAGAGAAAATGAAAGCCTGGGCTGCTGAAAAAGAAGCGGCTGCTTCAAGTGGCGGCGGCGGAGGCGGCGGGAAGTAATGCTAAAAGTTCGGGCTGAGAAAATACCAAGAGAAAAGTGGGGAGCACTAGAAGAGCTCTCCCACACTATTTGCTTTGGTGAACGTAGGCCTCAAGAGATGAACCGCTTTGATTTTGTCATGGCGGGCATGATCGGTAATGAACTTATGGGCTACACCACTTGTCTAGAGATGGACGCAGAGACTGTTTATCTTCAGCACGGGGGAGCATTCCCAGATTACGAGAAATCGCTGTACGTGTGGCAGGCGTATCAAGCGTTACTTGATGCCTTGGAGCCTGACTACAAGCGTGTATGGACGAGAATAAAAAACACAAACACAGTGATGTTAAAATTAGCTTTAAAGTTGGGGTTTTTAATAACAGGAATTTACCAGTTCAAAGGAGAGACACTCGTTGAATTGGAACTAGAATTTATAAAGGAGACATAAAATGTTACCATTAGCTTTAGGTCTTGGTATGGCGGCACTTGGTGCGTACAAAGGTAAGAAACAAGCAGAGCGACAGGCGGAGATTGAAGCGGACTCCCGCAGACAACATGCGGCTCAAGTACGCTACAGTCCGTGGACTGGCAGACAATCCTTCTCACCTATTCAGTACGCAAGCACTGGCGCCACTGATGCAATGATCGGCGGAGGCTTGCAAGGTGGAATGACCGGAGCAGCTTTAGGACAAGGTCTTGCAAGCGCAGGTCAGCCTGCTACTCAGCAAAGCCCTTGGGAGATGATGAAGGCAGAGGAAGAAAAGAAAAAGCAACTTATGATGGGGCAGCAATTTAACCTCTACAGCAATACACCTCCTACGGTTTAAGGAGTAACAATCATGCCAGTCAAAACATACCCGATGCAGCCTCAGTATGATGATGCTTTGACTGAAGCAGATATGCTCAGAGCTCAAGGCATCGAGGTACCAGAAGCCGAGATGCCGATTCAGCAAACCTATCAACAATACATGCCGAGTGCCGAGGACATGCAGAGCATGGCTTTGCAGGAGCAGTACGCTCAGCAGCAGCAGCAAGCACTTCTTGATCAGCAATTAGCCGCTGATCAATATCAGCAATACATAGATGGGATAAAAAACAAGGACACACAAGTAGACTTGTCTCCACTCATGGCTCTTGCAGATGCTTGGGGCATAGACAAATCAAACCTCGCACAAAGCTATAAGCGCCCTATGAGCAGAGACGAAAAGAACGCACAGATCATGTCTCTACAAGAAAAGCTTGCTGCTCAAAAAGATAAGATCGCAGACAACAAAACAAAAGCTCTAGGAAGCGCACTTGCCGCATACAAAGCTGGCAAAGTCGACCCAATGAAACAGCGGTACATGGAAGCTCAGATTAGAGCACTTGATTCTATGGCCGGGGTGCGAGCAGAAAAAGCAGGGGAAGTAAAAGACACACAAGCCACTGCAGCAGGTTTTGGACGACGAATCGAACAGGCGGAGCAAGTGTTCGATGCCCTAGAGAGAAAAGGATACGACAGAGCTAATTTATCAGAGTCGCTTAAAGCCTCTGTTTTACCGCACGAGTTACAACCTGAAAATCTTAGGATGCAAGAGCAGGCAGAGAGAAACTTCGTCAACGCGGTTCTACGTCGTGAGTCCGGTGCAGTAATTTCAGATCAAGAATTCGAAAACGCACGACAACAATATCTGCCAAGACCGGGCGATACACCTGACATTATTGCGCAGAAAAAAGCTAACCGAATGCAGGTACTTGAGAGCATGAAGCTTGGTGCGGGTAATAAGGCGTGGAATAAACTTCCACTTGTTCAGCCTAAGCCGTCTGGAGGCAGTGGTCTTTCTCAAGAAGAACAATTGCGTAAAATGGAACTTATTAAAAAATTAGGTATCGGAGAGTAAAATGCCACTTACGCCGGAAGAACAAAGAGAACTTGATCAACTAGAATATAAAGAGCTCCTCGCAAAAGAAGCCGCTGCTGCAGGAGATTCTCAAGAAGTTGTTCAGGAGCAACATCCCGACGTAGGATTTGGTACCCGCGCTTTAATTAAAAACCTTTCTCAAAGTGAAGATGTATCTAGAAAATACCTCGAGGGAAAAGGGTTTCAGACAAACATAGTTGACGGACAAATCGTCGTAAAAAAGCCCGGCGAGTCCCAGTATAAAGTCCTAGATCCAAAAGGCGCAGATCTTCAAGACATCACAGATCTTACCTACGATGTCGGGGCAGGTGTAGCCTCTGGAGCAGCGACCGCAGGCGGTGCAGCTGTAGGAAATATACCAGGAGCCATGGCTGCAGGCGGTGCTTCTAGCGCGGGGCTTGAAGCTCTGAGACAAAAACTAGGTGCGTGGGCCGGACTGCCACAAGAAGTAAGTGGAAAAGACGTAGCGGTAGCAGGGACAGTTGGTGCGGTAGCTCCAAAGATCTTTGGTGCAGGTACTTCTAAGGGACTTATCCAGCAAGGGTATGAGGGTACGAAAAAAGCTCTGCCTAAAATTGGGCAGTACATGTCAAACGTACCCGCTAAAGCGACAGAGATTTACGCTAAAAATCCTAAGTCCATCGAGATGATGAAGCCTGAAGGGGCGACATCTGAACTTGCAAATGCCACGTATGATAAATTGAAACAAAGCCTTCAGGCGGTTAAGCAAAACGTCGGTGCCTCTTTAGGCGAAGAAATCCAAACTGCACAAGCTCCTGTTAATATCGCCAAAGTCAGACAACACATGGATGACTTCATCACGAAACTTGAAACAGGACCGACTGCCAAAAACCCCCAAGTCCAAGCACAAATCGAGCAGTTCAAAGCTGCGCGGGACGGGGTGTTTAAGACAGTCGCAGAAAGTGTCGATGAAGCCGGAAATCCGATCAAAAATATGGTCGATTTACCCCCCGAAATCGAGGCAAAACACGCCTTCGAACTACAAGATCTTTTGAAGGATACCGCCGAATTTAGGAGCCCAACTTCAGGCCTTGGATCAAGATTCGGTAAAGACATGACCTCTCAAGAAAAACAGTTCGCAGAGGCTGCAAATAAAGCCTACCAGGAGCTTAATTCTGAGTTAAATTCCGTGACTGCAGGAGCAAGCCAAAAGCTTAAGAATCAGTATAGAGCCTACTCCGAACTTCAAAAGCAGCTTGGGAATAGATTCAAAGACCCTACTGCGACTGAGAAAACTCTTTCTAACCTCTACAATCCTTCAAACAAGATGATCAAGGAAAGCCTTGATGAACTTAAAAAACTCTCAGGCGGACAAGTTGATGTGACACGGGAAGCAGACCAGATGTTCGCTTCTAAGTTCTACGCGAACCCAAGCATGATGCCCGTGAGTGGATCAGGTGTCACTAGCACCTCCAGATCCGTACCACTCGGAGCACTTGGTGGATACGCAGGCTACAAACTCGGCGGAGCTCCGGGAGCCATGGCAGGACTCGCAGCAGGTGGATACCTTGGAAGCCCGTCTGCTATGAAGAACATGTACGTCCCAGCTGCAAAAGGTGCCGGGTATCTGTTAGAAAAGGGTGCTTCTTTAACCAAACCAATAGCAAATCCAACGGGTGCAGTATCCATTTGGAACATGATGCAAAATAGGGGGCGATAATGTCTGACGAAATGGAAGAAATGGGCGAAGAGTCTGAAGAGATGGAAAAAGAAGATGACGGCAAAGTCGATAAGTACGAACTAAAGTGCGCCGTCGAACACGTCATGAAGGCTGAAGAAATCAAAGCCGATAAGAAGATGTGGCCTTTAGTTAAGAAAGAACTTGAAGCTAAAGGTGTGGCAATTAAGAAAGCCATCCGGTCGTTCAAAGATCTTAAAGAAGTCGCTTACGAAAAAACTAAGGTCTAGTTAACTTTTTTGTCCGCTTACCCGATGAGGAGACATTGTTGTTACACGTCTCTCTCATTGCTTAAGTGGGGCCTGTGTGAGCAGGCCCCGCCTCCAACAAGAATTACTTCTTGCCTCCGCCTTTTCCGCCTTTTTTCTTAGCTTTTGCCATCTTTCAACCCTCCTTCCAAAACATCTAGGCCGAACAAAATCGGCTCTAGTGCCAGAATCTCATTCGGAGTTAATTTCGCTATAGATAAGTCTGCGACATTCAGCTTGTTCTTTTCAATAGTAAACTTCGTCTCGCTGAAAGATTTTATCTCTTCCTTCCACTTCTCTTCATTCTCGGGCTTGATCTTGAACTGACCAGTCTCTTCGTTCAACTCACCCAAAGTTTTCACGAGCTTCACGAACCACTCTTGTGCAGTCGTAGCCTCAGTCACCACTTTGGATTTGATGCGAGATACTTGATACCCCGTCTTAAATTCAAACGGTGTGGAAGCAAGCTTCTCTAGACCTTGTTGGAAATTGTGGTCTCTTACATGTGCCCACGTTAATTCAATCATTTTTTACTCCCCGCCATTACGGCTATTAATCCAATTACTACTTCGCTATTTTCAGGAGATGCTACAAACGAAACCCCTCCCGCACCCACGATCTTTTTAAGCTTATGCTGCTGCAGTTTATCGGGCTTTGATTTCGCATCCTTCTTTAATTCTATCGCCACAAACCGTCCGCCCACACACGCCAAAATATCCGGCGTGCCTCGCTTCCCAACCTGCTGAATCTTCTCACACCACACATTCGGAATTAAGGCCAGCGCCCTCAAAAAAACTTCCTTGAACTTGGTCTCTGCTTTTTGTGCCAACGTCTAACCCCTCCACAGCGTCACCCCAAGATTGTAGGCTGTGGGACACTGAGCAGGTCAACTTCAATTTTGTATAGGGGTACACCGACTCCATTGTGTCCTTAATCATGTCCACACATGAGAGCTCGTCATTTGGAACATTGAACACGATTTCATCGTGGATCTGTAGGCCCATTTTTACACCAAAATTAGGAAGTGCCGGGTGAAGTGCTACCATGGCCTTTTTCACGACATCGGCACACCCACCTTGAATCACGGAATTCGTCGCTCGGTACGCGAACCTCGGATCAGAGAAATGAAACCTTCGGCCAAACCAATTAAACACCCACCCACGATCCGTCGCAGAATTTGTGCAGTTAACAATCAAGTTCTCAACCATGGGGAGCGCATCAAAGTACTTTAATTTAAAAGCCTTCATCTCATCCAAAATTGGCCGCACAATATCGTGCTGTTCTTTTGGCATCAGACTCCGAGCCAGTCGCTTATCCTCTAGCCGGTCGTAGGCTATCAAAGCCACTCGCTCGATAGGAGTTAAAGTCTTTAACCCGAACGCAAGCTTCGTGAGCCCCATCCCGTATAAAAGACCAAAGTTCAAAGTCTTTGCCTGAGAGCGGGTGAGACCTGTTAGGTCGCTTGTTGCTTGGTGCGGGTCATGGCCTGCTTGAATCTGCTTGATCAAATCAGTCTGTTTTGCGTAATCAAGCATCATCCTAAATTCCATCTGGTCGTAATCTATCATCACAAGCGTGTGGTATTTCTCCGGGATAAACGCTCTACGAACCGGGAATTCGCCAGTGTCAAACTCAGCCTTCGGGACGTTCTGAAGGTTCGGATTTTGATACGAAAACCTACCTGTTTTTGTACCCGCTTGCTTCATGCCTGCATGAATTCTACCCTCCGCATCCGCATAATGTAGGTAGTTTCGAAAGTACGTGTTCGCACGCTTCCCGGCATCCCTGTAGTCCTGAATGACCTTCGCCACTGGGTGCCCGGTCGCCTCTAAGAACTTGTCCGTGACCTCGAAATTCCCTTTTTCTGTGAGCCCAAGTGGGAACCCAATACGCTCAAAAATTGGAGCTAAAAAATCCCCTGAATCTGTAAGCTCTTTCCCAGTTAATGCAAGGAAATCAATTTCGGCCTTATCAAGGCGAGCCTGTTCAAAAGTGGCCGCTCGCTCGCAGTACTCCTGATCAACCAAAACCCCTTCTCGTTCCATCTCAAAACAAACCTTGGTTAGCTTCATTTCATTTTGTTTAAGATCGTTTAAGGATTTAAAGCCGCTCCCAACTGAGTCCTGTGCTATCTTGTTGAAATCTGCTTCTTGCTTCACACCTAAAGACAAACAGAGCTCAGCGTCCTTCTCTGCGTACGGGTGGATAATGTCGAAAGGTACGAGATTAAAGAACTTGATCTTGTCGCGCTTCTCTTTGCCCGGTATCTCAGCCCACTTCCAAAGCTTATTCTCTTCGATGTAAGTCTCGACTCGCTCGTCCTTTTTAAGCCCAAGCTCCCTGTCCACACAGTTGTCTAGTGAGTAACTCATGTGGTCGTTTCTTAAAAGGCGCGCCATAATCTGCGTGCAATGGATGTCACAATTAAACTCTATCCCTTGCTGAGCCAGAAAGTGCATGTCGAAAATTGCGTTGTGCGCGAACCGTGTGCCACGGTTAAAGATCGGTTGAAGCTTTTTTATCTTCTCAAACGGCCACACAATACTGTCCGCATCGTAGTGCTGAAAGTTCCAGTAGTATGTTCTTAGCTCCCCGTCCTCTGCCATGCCCGTCATGACAATTGCAAACAGTCGGTCGTTCTTATACGGCATAAGACCAGTCGTCTCCGTATCAAACGACACCCTCGGGCAAGAGGACAAGAAATTCACCGCTTCCTCAAAATGTCTCATTCCTTTTACGATCATAACTGTGTAATCGCTCTCTCCAAAATCTCACTCACCATACGACGAAGTGGAAGCTCGCGTGCTTTGGCTTCGTCTTTTAATTTCTTCTTCGTCGATTCTCTGATCCACACATATAGGGGCGTTTTGTTTTTCTTCCAGTCTGCTAGTGCGGTCTTTGATTTTACAGCCACTTCTCTTCTCCTTTAAAAAAGGCCCCGATAGTTTTAAGATCCCTCGGGACAACGGGACTGAGGCAGACTAAAACTGCGCCGTGGCTTCAGGACCACTTCGGCCACTAGAGCGAGTTTCAGCCACATCACCAATGTCGTCCGTTTCATCTATCTTCATCGCATTCCGTGCAATTAAATCAACCCATTTCTGGAGCTTCTCTGCGTACTTCACATCCGTCTGACCGACTGGGCGTATGTCAGGCGTAAAATATGGCTGCTTCTCTGCATTCGTTTGCTTCGTAGTTGTGACCTCGAGCACTCCGAACCATGGCTCCGCTTGCATCATCTCCATTTGCATGAAGTGTGATATAAGTTTCTTCCCGCCCTGCTTCTGTGTCGAGCGGTAGGATACGAGGTGCGGGAGGCCTGCTGGGTTTGCCAAATCTTTCTCAAGGAAAATATAGAAGTTCAAGCACTCCATGACCTTGTGGGGCTTACCGTTTATAATCTGCTCCCACTCAACCGTTGCATGCGTCTTTGCATTCCACGCCTCAACCTTTACAAGCTTTGGCTTCGCACCCGACTTGTCGTAATACTCAACCGTCTTATAAGTCATGAGCGGAACAAACTTTACCCACTTACCTTTCCCTCCAACTACTTCGCCAGTGACTGAACTGACTAGGTCCCCAGGGGCCGCACGCTCTTCACTCACCATTGTAGATGTAGGCTGCATGGTTAAAAGCTTTGGGATCAGCATGTCCTTCTGATCTATGACACTGACTGATGCCCCCTTCTTTTTAAAGGCATCAGGTACGGATGATACAGCGACTTCACTTGTCTCTTTCTTCACTACTGCTTTACTCACGTTTCTCTCCTCTTGTTACTTTGTTCTAAATGACAGGCCGACCGATGACGTGGGAAGCCCAAGCCCCGGTATGACGAGCATTTTCTTCTCTTTCTGTGCTAACTCTAATTCTTCTTTGTACCACTTATTTAACTGCGCACTGTTCACAGTCGCAAGTGCCTCGAACTGTCCACGCTCCCTGAGATAATCAAAGAACTGGAACTTGTCGTCCCCTTGCGGGATCTTCACACTTGTTCGAACAGTCTTTACGATAAGGCCGGACCGAGACGGGAATGACGTTAACCCCTGCTCTTCAAGCTCCGCCACAATCTCTCGCTCCAAAAGTTCAAGCTCCTCTTGCAAAGGCTTCACTGAATTTTCTATTTCTTTTATGGCGTTCTTAAGTCTAAACGCCTTTTCACATTTTTCCACAAACCCGTTAACCGTCTCACTCATCGTCCAATCTCCCTGCTATTTCTCTTAATACTTGCTCGCCTATTGCCTGCTTATTCGCTAGTGCCTCTAGCACCTCTTCATCAATTGTGCCCGGACATACTAGATCTATTCTTGTAATACTCTCATGCCTCTCACTACCTGACCTATATGCCCGAGCCTCACTCTGAATGTCCTGCTCTAAACTAAAATTACGAGAGAAGTAAATCATGTAGGATGCCTCAACCAAATTGATCCCGATCCCTGCGGCTCCTTGGTTACCGATCACTATCCTGACATTCTCTTCTTTTCTGAATCTATCAATCGACTCGTCTCTCTTCTTCTGAGAAATCTCCCCGTGAAGTTCAATAAATTCTAACTTTAACCTCTCACAGACTTCTCGGATCATGGCGTAGTTCTCTTTGAAACATGCCCAAACTATCACCTTGTGGTTTGGGGCTAGGTCCTCGAGAAGCTCTCCTAGAGCCTCGATGCGGGGAATGTCTTTAAACCTATGCACACTTCCTTCCGTGTTCAAGATGTTTGCTTCAATCTTAGCGTACCCACTCACGATCTGCTGAAGTCTCAAAGCCTTTGTGATCGCAAGATCAGCGGTTGATGCTTCGGAATTTATATAGGTGATAAAATCCTTCTTCATCTCATTGTAGGCTTTCTTCTGCTCTACACCCATGTCCACATAGATTTTCTTTTTCACAAGTGGAGGAAGATCCAAGCACTCTTCCTTCTTCACACTCATAGATTTTTCTTTCATCATGTCGGAAATCAAACACTCAGCGTTCGGCCTGATACGCCAGTCCGGGAAATTCAAATGCGGAAGATGGGCGTTTTTATTATAGAAATACTGACTCCTAAAAACGAAAAAGTTCTTACCAAAGGCGTCACCCCCATCAAGTACCCGGAACTGCGACCAAACATCCATGAGATTTCGAAGGACAGGGGTGCCCGATAAGACGAACCTGTATTTAGCTCGATCAGCAAGCTGTATACATGCTTTTGTCCGCTTGGCATCAGGGTTCTTGATTCGATGGGACTCGTCACAGACAAGTATGTCAAACTGCGTGTTGTATAACTCATCAAACAATCCCTTCATCGTTAAAGCTTCGTAGTTCCCTATAAAAATACTTGGCGTCTTGCGGTTACCTACTAGTATCTCGGTCCGCTGTTTCCCAGTTCCCACAAGTTTATGCACACGAGTAGGCGGGATTTTAGAAAACTTCAAAATCTCCTGCCTCCAGTTCTCAATCACCACAGGTGGACACAATATGAGAGTGGGAAGTATTGCTTTTGCTTCAATGTAAAAGTGCCTAAGTGTTTCTATCGCTGTTCTTGTCTTGCCCGTTCCCGCTTCAAAAAACCAACCGAAGCTCTTTGCTTTTATGGCAAGATCGACACCTTGCTTTTGATGCGCCCACAAATCTACAGCCACAAAATCACCCGGCTCGCTTTTTCATTTAAAGGGGGAGCAGCTTCATTGTGAAAGTATTGATTAAACGCCGACTGCGCACCAAGCAGCCCTTTCTGAGAATAATTAAATGAAGGGTCCGACTTCAAACGAGCAAGGGGCCTAAAGCCCACATACATAAGTGTGCTGAAGAAACTAAAAGGTGTGGCGTAAGAAAGTTTTGTGCCCACAAGTGACACCACAAAATTCAAATCATCCCCTGTATCCTCACGGTCAATTAAGGGATGGATGATTCTTACAAGCATATTGAGCGGCATCCACAAAAGGTCCCACACCCAAATAAGTGCAATAACTGGGAGCACATACAACATAAAGTGAAAGGAATTTGGCATCCCTAAAAGCATCCGAAGTGTAGGTGATATGAGCCTCAGTAGCATGAAGTCTGGTATTTTTGTTTCACTTGTGTGCTGACCGATTTTTTTAGTGTTCCATGCAAAGAAGCCACGCTTAAAAAGCTTCTTCCACATCTTCCAAAATCCCTCGTACTCATACATCGCGACACATGCCCACATGTAGGACTCAATCTGATCGCCCGACATAGTTCCAGGTGACGTGTACCAATGTCCCTCTCTCGACCAGTGACGTACGGGCTCCCCGCTCTCAAGGTACATCTCCTCACCCATGCGCTTAAGCCCCAAGCGTGCCTCTGTTATATCTGCTCCGTTTCCACATAGGAGATAATCGAACAGATAGTTCATCGCAGTTCTTTGAACGCCGTCCCCAAATTCAAGTTTAAAATTTGGCGGCCCATCATACTGACGAGTAATCTCGTAGTGCCCAATCCAACCACGAGAGTCTGTGTAGTCTAAAATATTTTTCGTCAATTCATGTGCTCCATGTTGTTCTTAAGCTCTAACTTCTCAGCAATTTTCATCACTGCTTTGTTTAAAATCTCATCGTGCTCAATTGCGTTCGGGTGCATACCCTCAAGCTTGTCGATTTCTTTTAACAACATCATCTTCTCGCCGTCAGAGAAACCTTTTTTCTTGTCCCAGAGCTCCGAGACTTGGTCCGCGAATCTTGCTTTAAGCTTAACGCTCAAGGTCTCAATCATCAAAACCCAATCCACTAGCGTCGCTGGTTTATCTGAAACACTAGACACAGTGAATCGCTGCGGCTCAACATTAAATTCTATATCAAATTTCAAGATTACCCCCGACCAACAAACGCACTGCTCTTTGATGTGTGCCGGAAATCCTATTGACCCCGGTTCCAACATGCAACTAGATTTTTTGTTACAGCACTTCGCAAGAAACTTTAGGGGAGCACACACAAATGGACCAGCAATTAATAGAGTGGCTGAAAAGCCTCGGCCAAACCTTTACGCCTGACCTCTCAGAATCACATGCATTTAAACGCTTTGAGAACGAAAACGGTGTCGGTTGGTATATCTTCAAACGATATAATAACTCAATACGTTTCACATTCGCAGATTGGCGCAGAAAAGAAAAGCACAACTATGAGCGAGGGTCCGATATTGACTTCAATGATCCAGAATATATAGCTCTTCAAGAAAAAGCTGAAGCACTGCGCGAAGAAAAGGCCCGCGATGCGAGGCTTCACGCATTAAGCGAGCTAAATAAGTCTGGACAAAACATGATGACACCTTACTTAGAGAAGAAAGGTTTCACAGACACGCACCCAACACTTCATCAAATCTTAAATCACTTCGGAGAAATGGACCTTCTCGTACCGATGCAGGATGCGAGCGGGGAGATTTGGAACCTCCAAAGAATTGAGCCCGAAGGGACAAAGTCTTTCTTAGAAGGAGGCCGCACGAAAGGTCTCTATCATCTGCTCCGCCCAGTACCTGAGAGCGGGATCATTTATTTAGTAGAGGGCGTAAGCACAGGATTGTCTGTTTTAAGTTTAGTGGAGGAAGGTGCGTGTGTGGTTGTAGCCTTTAGTGCTACGAACCTCATACATGTCGCAAAACTTTTAAGAGAAAAACACACCACACACAAAATAATTGTATGTGCCGATAACGATCATCTTAAAGACCTAAACTTCGGGCTCAAAGCTGCGTGTGACGCCGCCCTTGCGGTAGGTGCCGAAATCATCTACCCACCCTTCACAGTCAAACAGCCCGGCACCGACTGGAATGATTTAATTAAAGAAATTGGATTAGACAATGCTAAGAAAGAATTCGACCGACAACGTGATGTACCTAACTCAATCACAGACCTAGTGGAGACAAACTATGGAAAAGAAATTAAACCAAAAAAGAAACGCACAAAAAAAACTAACAGCAAAAGCCAAACAGAATTTGTTGAGCACGCCACGGAAGAACAGATACCCCCTTCAGCCTCAACCACTTCCGACCTTCAACAATCAAGGCCTAGTGGGGAGCCTTATGAGTCAGTTCCCCAAGTCGTCAGAGAAGAAACTAATCTACTTACAAGCGCATCTTTATCAGGGACCACTACCTCTGAACTTGAAGAAACCGAAGAAGATGAAGGTAGCGCGGACCTAGGTGCGGGTGAGACCACAGCAAAAGCTAACTACCGAGAATTTGTAGCGCCATATGTAAATGGGCTCGTGCCGCTTAAGTTTAAAGGCAAGAAAAACATGCCGAACGAACAACAAGTCGCACACTACGTAAAAGAATACTACGGCGAGAACATCCAAACCTCCGAAGAAGGGGAGTTGTTCTCGATTCACGCGCACAAGCCACACCCTAAGGTTGAAGTTTACACTCCGAAAAACTACCAAGACACACACTGGAGATACGCCGAAGATACCGACACAAAAATCCTGCGCCGCCAAATCATGTCTGCATATAATGGTGAAGCCACTTCATCAAAAGTAGAGAGTACACTTAGGATACTAAAAACACTCCTTCCCACACTCCCTGAATATGCGTCCCCTTGGTCGCCCGATCCCTTTAAATGTAACTTCGCAAATGGGACGCTACACATTGTGTATAAACCGGGGGCAAAGCCCGGAGAAACCAAGTACTCCTTTGAATTCAAAGAACATAACGCAAAAGACTTCGTGTTTTACACAAACCCACTCAAGTTCGACACTACTCTCACAGCCAAAAACACAGAATTCACAGACATGATCAATAGGTTCTTTGATAAAGATCCAGAGGCCGATGACAAGATCCGACTCTTAAAACAGATGTATGGTGCGTGTATCGCGCCCATCTTCCCACGCATATTCATGCTCCTCGGACCTCCGGGGAGTGGAAAATCCTCTACCTTGATCCCCGCACAACGGCTTGTGCATAAATCTAATTGGTGCTCGGTGGAACCTTATCAAATGAATGGCTTTAACTTAGAGAGTATGGTCGGAAAACTTGTGAACTTCGTAGGCGATATGCACGTCACTGAACCCATCAATGATGGGATTATAAAACAACTCATCGACCGCATGCCCTTTACCGTTAATCGAAAATATAAGACTGCACTCAAAGTTCCGCTCCCAGCAATTCACATCTTTGCCGGAAACGATGCGCCCCCTACTTTAAATAGAAGTAGTGATGTCATGGACAGACGCATGAGCATGATACGAATGGATAAAATGAGGCGCACCAAAGAAGCTACCCACAACTTCGCAAATGAAGTGTTCGACTATAACCCCACAGGTGTCCTGTCCGCCTTTGCAATACCTGGACTCATAGATCTTCTCGAATCCGGAGGGGTTTATCATACGTTTAAAAGTGATCGGGATATGGTGCGTGAATGGCAGGGCCTTAACGATCCTATCGTTCAATTCCTGAATGCAATTAAAGAAGGAGACGTGACACATATTCAGATCACCGGGACGGCTATCGACACCTGCGCCCGAAGTCTTCTTTGGGAGAAATATCAGAAATGGAACGAAGCGTCCAATGGCGGCAGGTCGCGTATTGCGAAGCATAAATTTACTAAGGCTTTGGAGGAAAAGGGGCATCCCTGCACTAAAATTCACGGGGGAACTTTTGCTTTTCATGGCCTAAAATTGATAGAAAACGGCGTTTAGAGAAACTGCCCCGTGAACTTTTAGGAAATGCCCCGGAAACTGAATTTCAGTCAAAAATTGGAATTTAAGGATTTTTTGGGGAGGAGAACTGTCGGAGGGAGAATTGGTTGGGGAGCTTGGGACTTGGTGCGTGTGCCGCTTTTTTACGCATAAACTGCTTCTTTGGGGCAGTTGTGGGCAGTTTTAGGCAGATTATTTTTTAAATATGCCCCGTGTAAGTATTTGAAATTGTGTTTTTTTTCTATAATTGGGGCATATGGGGCATATTTCTCTGTAAGACTTAATGTATAAAAATATATGTATATATAGTAGTAACAGACGCATCATGTCACGTATGTATGTATGTAGTGTGTGTATATATACAGAAGTCGTACGCGCGAAACTGCCCCGCTAAAAACACCAATAATGCTACGTGTCCAACAAGGAGAAAATGAATGTCTGAAACACAAAACGAAAAACCAGTTGAAGAACAATTGGGGAGCACCCCCTCCTCTCACCTAGGTCGCCTGATACGACACTTGGACGATTATCGCGACGCAAGGCGTAGTCTGAGAGCCCTTGTGCGAGAATTCGGGGGACGGCGGGAATTGTTTAACGCCAAAGAGCGGGAGGACCTTGAGTGGAAAACAATAGACACTCCGCTGGAGATATTTGCGGAGAGGGTGCTTGAAAAACTTAGGGCGGAAAAAGCGGAGAGGCTTCTTAAATACCGGAATGAGCAAAAAGGAATTAAGCAGTGAGCCCCTACTTCACGCATGAGGCGGGCAAAACCTCCCCGAAAAGAGGCTGATCCGGAAGCATGACGTTGTGACGGGCGCGGAACATGATCAGATCCGTACAGATTTGGTCGTGCTCGCGTTCTCTGAGGGCTGCGTAGGCGTATGGCCTACCCATCTCCCCTGCTATCGACAGTAAGGCGATTAGGAGCAAAAAATGGATCGCATTTCTAGCGTGAGCAATTAAGAGTGTTTTCATGGCTTATCTCCCATCCTGGTCTAGGTTCTTTTGACGCAATACACTGTAATATAAGTCCTCGGACAATAGCTGGAGCTCCTCTTGTGAGGTCTCTGGATGAGCAAGGGCGTATCGTTCGGACGCCGCCTCGACTTCGGCCCACACTTTGTTGCGCTCGTTCCAGAACCAAAGCGTAAAGCAGAGGTAAAGACTTCCGAGCAAGACACCGATCCCTATTGCAATCTTAGTGAAAGTAAGGAAACATTTCTTCATGGCGGACTCCTATTCAAAAAAGTTAAAACAACCTGATTCTTCGCCTTGGCCTTCGCTTAAGAAAATCCAAGACACCCTTGGCATCACCGACCGCTCATCCAGCTACATGGGCGGGGACATCCCCGACGATGGCAAACGCTACGAGCGGGTCGATAAAGACAAAGCTCGTGAGATGAGCAAGTACTACAAGGGCAATTAAAAACACCTAGTGATCGTTTTCACATAATTGCCGTCTAGATCAAAAATGGGTGCCGACGTACACGTATGCGAGACCAAATCATAATTGGTGGGAACATACCCCGCCGGTTTTTGGTGCCGAATGCCGAGCTCCGGTGATTCAGCATTTTGCATCGGAGCAAGCTCCCCACCCCGATAAATCTCGCGCAGTGCTGGCGGAAGTTCGAAGCCTCTCGGTTTTGGCGCAGTAGAGCAGCCTGTGGAAAAAATCAGCAAAAGCCCAGTAAGACCAATTTGGAAATTTCTCATACGTCCCCCTTAGTTAATGTTTCGTATCGTGCTTTTAGTTTCTCAAACTTCTGAATGAATACGGCCTTGTGAGAATACCGTCGGAACGGCGGGAGCTCTTCGTACCGAGTCCCGTCGTCAAGCAGAAGTATCATCCCCAACCGTTCCAATAATTCGGCCAGGCGCTCGACCGTCATGTCCTGTTCCCAAGGCGTGTCAAAGATATACCGAAAATACAGGCGATTGATTGGAAACGTCCGTCCGATAATGAGTGTCATGACTCGCCTCTCGCTTTCTTAATCACTGATTCAATCAACTCCAGCAGGTCTCTGTTATGCCCAGCGTTAGGTCCACATCTTAAAAACTCTTCAAGAGCCTCTAACATTTCTGGCGCGGCTGCTATTAATTGGGCGTTGGACATACCCTGTTCATTGGGGCATTCCACAGTAGCAAGTACTTCAGTTGAATTGTTAGCGCCCACATATCCGGAAATACCCTTCTCAGTAGATCGAACGACAACATCCCATGGTCCTTTGGTATGTTTCATGACTCGCCTCCAGTTTCAAAGTCCAGGCAAGTTTCCAGTCCCTTGCTAATAAGCTCTCCTTGCGTGTTATCCCGTACCGCCGCGCCGTGCTCTTCTCGCATGGCCGTGCCATGGCACCACTCACATTCGCCGCATTGAATGCACACTTCGGTTATTGTGCTTTTGCATCTTGCGCATTCCGCTGAAGCAACGACTTTAATTATTCTGCTATAAGCCTTGTATGTTGGTTGTCTCATGACTCATCTCCCGGTTCAGTATTGTCTGTATAACCCTCAACGATATAACCGTCCTGCAGTAGTGAATCAGCATAGTCGCCGAGCCCGCATCGGTACGCCGTTGGGTCCACTTCTCTCAAAACCCTGCTCGGTAAGTACTCGAGGTACCCAATCTTGATAATCCCTTGCTCGTCGAGCGCATCATTGAACATACGTATTAAATCGGTTTGGCTTATTCGTGTTGGTCTCATTTTAGCTCCCTCAATTCTTTGATCCATCCGAGAATTCTGATTTTGCAAATAAGTCTTACGTAAGACTTACCAACTGCGTTTTGTCTGCGCGTCCATCTAGGCGGACTTGTCATGATTTTGCGCTCCTCTTTAATCAGGTAGCGAAGGATTTCGGTCTTTGTTTTCATGACTTACTCCTTGAATCAATTTTCATGGTCTTACAGCATGATTCGCATTCCACGGTATCTTCTGGTATTTCGCCCGGAGAAAAGAACGCATGATGATTGCAATCTGGACAAATAAAAATATCAGCATACGCGCATAACTCATGGATCTGCTTCAGTTCCCGAGCTCTAGGTATGGCAACACCGGGCAAGTTACTTGCCCCGCTTCCTTGCCAAAGGCTTACAGCATGAAGTTTGAAGCCGTTGCGAAATGCGAATTCCAGGCTACCGTTATAATCATTTCCTTGCATCCACGCGCCGAGCTCTTCAAATAGTGCCTTGAATGCGGCTGTATGTTCGATTTTGCGTCTCATGATACACCGCCAACGTAGAACACCACGGAACCGAAACCGTCTCGGTGAAACGAATGAAGAGCATTCTGCACGTCATTCTCAAGGTCTTTAATGTCCACAACTTGATGAACGGCGATTTTGTTGTATTTTCCGAATTCTGAAGCGTCTTTAATTTCGTAGTCACGGAAATGCACTGAATTCTCAAGATAATCCTCAAGCTTCGATTTCATTTTGCGAAGTTTCGCCCGCTGGTACCGCTCCTGCTTCTTTTCCTGGTCCAGCAAGTAAGCATCACAAAGGTACTCTTCAGCTTGTACGATCAAGCCTGCTAGCGTTTGATCTTCTGGAGTAACTGCAGCAGACGAGTAAGTCTGTCGGTAAGAGCCCGGTAAGCCTTGTGGGATCGGCATTGATACATCAATTTCGATCCCAAGTTCAGCCATCAATCGTCTAACCTTTGATTGATGCTTACTTGTTGAGTTAGAATAGCGGTAGTTATTGAAGATAACCTTGCCCTCAACCACACCGACAAATTTCCACCAACGGTAGCTGAACGCCTCAAGTTTGGTTGGATCAAAGGTGCAGTTGTAGTTAGAGCACTGGTATATGTTAGAACGCTTCATGTGTTTCATGCTTGTCTCCTTGGACATTATCAAGCGCTGTATTGCGCCGATAATTGATTATCGTCGAAGTTATATAGAAACTCAAGAGCTATTATGAGGCGTGTCAAAACGTATCGCAGTCGCACGCATCGGCGGCGATGGCCCGTTCTACGCGTGAGGCCCTAACCCCTAGACGAAGCCAAAGGCCTTAACGTGTTGAATACACTGCTGCTAGCAGTACCGCTTTGGATGAGAAGCGGTACAGTACGGCATAAGCCCTGCTATATTGGAGCTCAAGGCCTATATGGATATGTCATTGGTAGGGGGGGAAGGGTGCATTAGTGTGGGGGTTATTTATAGCAGTTGTGGGCGGAAATTTTTTATTTTTTGATTTTTGCCCGCACCCATTCTATACGAATCAGGTATGAGCATAGAAGACAACCCGTACCTCGCATCTTTAAAGTCAGTAACAAAAGTCCGCGCCTTCGCGGAGTTCGGTTCTTACCAAGGCGATTGGTTAGCGTACCTAGAGAATGGAAGCTGGGTGCGTGGTTCATATGGTAGTTGTAGTCATTGTGATGCATACCAAACGGAGTTTGGCACAAATGAGCCGACCAAAGCGTCACTCAAGAAATTTGCAAAACAATATCTAGATGAGCCCTATACGACGAGGTCTTTATTAAAAGTTTTGATAGAGGACTGGGATAGTGATGCGCAGATTCGTTTTGTGATTGATACGATTGAAAATGCGGATAAGGATTTGTGTAGGATGCTTTTAAGAGAGATTGAAGAGAAGAAAAAAGAAATTGAGAAGCTACAGCGTACTCTTGAGTACGAGAAAAGTAAGAATGCAGACCTGCAAAAAGGTGTGACGAAGTGGCACACGAAGTATGCAGAGGTAGTGTTAGAGCGAGAAAAAGAAAAGCATGGGGAGAAGTGGTGACAATTCTTTTAATAGGAATAGCAACAGGAATCTTAGTTTACATAACCCGCCCCTCAGACGGAGGCTTCAAGTGAGTAAGCACATCCCCCCAAAACCAAATCAGAATTTTATGCAGAGACCTTTCAAGGATGTAGTGGACGCAATTCTCTTTACGCTCCCAAACGCCAACAAAAGTAAACCGCAGCTTGATGATATTCTAACAAGAATAATCATAGAGGAGCCTGACAAGAACAGACAGTGGCGGATGCTAGCGAGTGCTTTGCAAGATTACATGAAGGGTGCACCGCCTGAATTAAAACGAAAGGTTATCCATATTTTGCGGGGCCCGACTGAGTATAGATATGTGTTAAAGGAAAAAGAGAAGAGAGAAATTGAACAGCAGACATTTGGTATGAAAGAGGATGAAGCTTAATGGGTAAGTTCATCAAAAACTTAAAGTGTATATTTGGAGCGCATGACTTTTCACCGTGGGTGGGTCACATAGAATATTCAGATAGATTGGCTGCGATACCTATGCAGTTTGAGTTATGTTTTTGTGAGAGGTGCGGCACAGTGCTGGGAAAGATGCGTCGATGAAGATAACAGACGAGTTGGTTTTAGAATTTGAGCGTGCAGATTTTGGTGTAGATGACCTCACGCACCTCGGCCAAATGACCATGATCAACGAAATCTTGCGTAAAGAAATGCTTAAGTGGGTAGAGTTTCGTGGGGAGACGGATGATGGGGGATACGAAGTTTTGAAGTGTCCTCCACACAACTACCCCACGCACCGAGTACGATTGATGCCTCCCCAAAAGATCCAATCCAAAGAGTGCAAGCATTTCGAGGTGCAGATATACGACTTAACAATGGGTAACCCGGCATTCAGGTGCCTGAGTTGTAAGAAGGCTGTGCAGCCAAAGAACGGATGGGAAGCGATATGAAAAAACAAAAGGAGACAACATGAATGCAGGTATGAACGTAGTGAACGGATTTTTGTTTGGAAGTGGTTTAATTTTAGCAGCGATGCTTTTTAAAGCGGTACTGCACACAGGATTTTGTGGTTAATGAAATTTGGTAATGATTGGGTTAATTCGAAGAGTATACAGCGGATGTATATAGTGGATGACGGATTGGTACCTTCGCGGGTCTACACGTTGCACCTATCTTTAATGTCGGGGGAGTCGGTGACGGAGAGATTTCCATCTTATGAGTTAGCGTCGGCGCGGAGATTGGGGATTATAGAAATGTTGGAGGGTCCAGGGAAGGACAAGTGGAGTGAAGAGGATGCGGCAAAATGACAGATGAAGCAAGAAGAGAGATTGAGATGTTTAGGGATTGGGACGAGATAGTGAACAGCTATTTAGCTGCGATTTTGGATATGAAGATTTATTTAGATAAGAAGCATGACGAGAAAAGTATTGAGAAGATAAGGCGATTTGATAGCGCGTTGAAAGAGTTTAAAGCAAAGTATCCAGAGAAGTTTTCATGAGTGATGAAGAAAACCTAAAGGTAATTCTGTCGCACAGAGCGGAGTTACTCCCAAAAATAGAGAAAACCAAAGAAGAAAAGAATCGCCGCAACAAAGCGAAGCGCCACAGAAAGAAATATAAATGATCGACCCACGTGCCCCAATATCTATGACTGCGGAAGAGTGCCTGGAAGCTATGACCAAGCAGTGGACGGATTTGGGTAAGCACATAGAAGCTTCAACAAAGGGTCCACCAATATCGGGGATAAGTGAGGCTCGTATGGCTATTACGGGAAGCCGTGGCCGGGCATCAGATGCGTTTGATCCAAACACACAGGAGTGGATTTTTAAAGATGGGGAGATTACAGAGTATGGGGTTAGATTTTTGTCAGAATACCTCAAAGCCAAGCAGGTGAAAAAATGACCCCAGCAACATTCACAGCAGTAGTCGGCATATGCTCTGCACTTTTCTCACCTGACTATCCAGTTGAGGATAAGATGCACAAGGCACAGGCTTGCGAGGTGTTCAAAAACTATTGTGCAGAGTCGAATGGACAGTCCGAGTATCCTTCGGTTGAATATAACTATGAGCCGAATGCCAACTATCGACCAAGTGTAAGGTCAGGCAAGATTCAAAGGAAATATCCGTGAGAAAGATTTGGTATGACCTGTGTGAGCAGGCGAAACGCAACTGCATAGGCTACGACCATTATTATTTTAGTGACGAAGACTTTGAATTTGCATTTCAAGCAGGCTGGGATGCTGCTCTTAAAAATGCATTGGAAGTCTTGGCGCTACATAAAGCTCTTGGAGTTGCAACATCAGCATTAAGAACTATTGAAAGCGGTCAGCTATCGGATGGGGATGAAGTACCCGTTCAAGTTGCCCTTTATGCTGAAGGAAAGGTTGAGCATATAGCTCAGGTGTTGATTGATTGTGCACCGCAACCCCCACCGGAGCGTGATGCGGAATGAGCATGACCAAGTGGAGAAAAATGAACAGTGCTCCAAGAGATGGGACACCGATACTTGTGGGCTGGTGGGTAAATAACGAGGAGTCTGGCTTGAACTGGAAAATGTTAATTATATCTTTGAGCCTTGATGAAGCATTTTTTGAAGAGGCTCAAAAGGAGTTCGACGCATGGACGGTGATACCCAAACCGCCACATTGGGGGAAGGAATGAATTTAACTTGGGTCGATTGCTTTCTGGGTCTGCATAAATGGATTGCATCTAAAAACGTGGACTTAAAAACAGGCACTCAAGACTTACACTGTCTTTTCTGTAAAAAGAAAATGGAAGTACCTGTTTCAATAACCCGTCCTGATTTTAGAGGCGGTTATTGCCACCACGTCCACCTGATGACTTCAGACATCGTTGAGAAAAGAGTTATTGGGAACAACATAGTGTACGACCATACGACCATGGAGTGTTGGGATTGTAGTGAAATACTTAAAGCGAATCCTTGGGGGAAGGAATGACCCGCTTCAAAGACTACATTCTAGTGTTCTTGCTCATGGCTTTTTTGTGGCCACTACTTTTCACGATTGCGGACGACGAGGAGATGCTTTGAGAGAAGTAGTTGGTTGGGTATTTTACGGTGCGATGCTTGTAGGTCTATCTGCTTTGATTGTGTTTATCTTGTTTGGAAGAGTGGGAGCTTAGCGTGGCGAAAAGAATGCGCCGACAAAGAGAGAGTATCAAAAGTTTAACGAAAGACAAGTTCTTATCAGACGCAGACGTGGAGTTATTAAAGGAAACGATAAAGACTCATCCTTCGATGCCTGAGAGAACTAGAGTTTTGTTTGAATTGGCGCTCCGGACTGGCGCAAGGGCCGCTGAGCTATTGGATTTAAGACTAGCTGATGTTAATCCGGATGGAAAGACTATTTTCATATACGGACTAAAAAAAGGATACTCCAGGGAGATACCTATTCCGCCTGTTTTGTGGCAAAGAGTACGTAATTTAGCTGAAAAGGACCCAGAAGGGCTTGTTTTTCGCTATTCTTATGAATGGCTTAAGAAAGAATGGGCTAAATACCGACCGAATAAGACGAAACGGTTCCACGCACTGCGCCACACGTTTGGTGTAAGATTATATAAGAAAACAAGGGATATTCATCTTGTAAAGACGGCTATGGGTCACAAATCATTGATATCGACCCAAGTATATGTCGATTTCACGTACTCCCAGAGCGAATTACGCAAGGTTTTGGACGTAAAATAGCCTAGACAGTGATCATCTGACTCTTTTACGCTTAAAAAATGTCAGAAGCAGTCAATAACCCCCTTGTAGTGTTAGAAACCGACGATAAGTCAGCGCGTCAAGCTGCAACGGCACTTCTAACTGTGGGGCTCTTAGAAAAAGTAGAGAAAATCCCTTCAGAATACTTCGAAATGGATTTTGATCAACTAGAAAAAGAAGTCTCCCCGTCCCAAATTGATATAATGCTGCGAAGATCGTTTTGGCGTGAGATACACCGTGTCACTAAAGAACAGGGGCACATCATTCGGCCTGTAAACATCTATACCGGGGTGTGTTCGAGGGAGAACTTCTATCATGTTACTTCGAATTTAAAGAAGTTCGCCTACCTCCTCACCCCACCCCGCACCTATGAGCAAAACGTCGCGCATATTGTTGATCATGGTTTGGAAAAACTGATGACGGTACTTGATGCCAAGCTCATTTATTCAAACGGGCACATGGACGCGAAGGCCACAAAAACTTTGTTAGATGTAGTGGCTTATTTTGAGTCGAGAATTAAGGGCGGCATAAAACAAAAAATGGACATTAGTTCTAAGAATCAGAATTTAGATGTGCAGGTCACAGTTTCTACAAACAACATGCAGGACCTTGATCAGAAGCTTCAGAAGATGCGCGAGGATTTGGCGGTCTATGCAGGACAAGATTTGGTTCAAGGGCTGCCTGAGAGAGTAAAAGATGTCGAAGAAACGGAGACTTGATCCAGAGAAGATCGAAGAGCTCAAAAGACAAGAGCTTGAGATTCTAACTCAGAAGATGGCTCTCATAGAGGGTCTCCCCCATCGGTACGGGTGGAAGTGGTACGGGTGGGCTCGAAAGATTTACGAGTCAGTGAATAGGGAAGTATTCTGTACGGCTGCAAATCAGATTTCAAAATCATCGACTGCGGTAAGAAAAAATATTGAGTGGGCCACGAACCCAGAAATTTGGAAGCGAGCTTGGCCGACACTTGCTCCAGGACAAAAGCCAAATCAGTTTTGGTATTTTTATCCGACTCAAGATGTAGCGACGGTGGAGTTTGAAACGAAGTGGGAGCCGCTGTTTCTTCCAAGAAATGAATTTAAAAAGCACCCACTATTTGGCTGGCGCGAAGAATATAATAAAAACCACATCCACTCGATCCATTTTAATTCAGGTGTGACGATTTATTTTAAGTCGTACGAGCAAAAAGTCGCAAACCTTCAAACGGGTACTGTGTACCACATAACTTTAGATGAGGAGTGCCCGGAGCCACTACTCCCTGAGCTTCAGGCTAGGCTTAACTCTTCGGATGGGTATTTGCTCTCGGTATTTACGGCGACGTTGGGTCAGCTTTATTGGGAGCGGACCATGGAGCCCAAATCAAAAGAAGAAGAGCTTCACCCGAACGCTTTAAAGATGAGTGTGAGTGTTTACGAGTGCCAGACGTATGAGGACGGGACACCGTCGCACTGGACGGCTGAGAAAATTCAGCGAGCAGTAGAGAGATGTGCGTCGCCTGCGGAAGTGCAGCGTAGGATTATGGGTCGGTTTGTGAAGTCTGATGGGCTTAGGTTTCACGGATTTGACAGGACTAAAAACATAGCGCCAAAACATTTACTGCCAAAACATTGGCTGATGTACTGCGGGGTTGATCCGGGTACTGGCGGGGATAAAGCGCATCCGGCTGGAATAGTTTTCCTAGCCGTAGATCCAAGTTTTAAAAAGGGTCGTGTGTTTAGGGCGTGGCGTGGGGACGGGAAATCGACGACTTCGCAGGACGTTTTAAATAAGTTTCGTGAGATGAAGGGGAGTTTAAGGTTTGTTCTTCAGATTTATGATTATGCTTCACGCGACTTTTTTCTAGTGGCGAGCAGACAAGGAGAGACGTTTACTCCTGCTAACAAGGATAGGGACGCAGGATTTGGGCTTTTGAACACGCTATTTAAAAACGGGATGCTTGCGATCCAAGGCGAGGACCCGGAGCTAGAGAAGTTAGTGAGTGAGCTTTGCTCAATACCTGCGAATGCTAAAAAGACGGATCACTTCACGGACGATCTTTCCGACGCTTTGCGATATGTAGTGGAATGTGTGCCTTGGGATTTTGCGGACCACGAAGTTAGGCTTAAGGAGACGGATGTTTTGGCGGAGCAAGCAGTGGAGCCGGAGAAAACTGGACCTGCTTTGCGGAGAGAGTGGTTTGAGGGAACAAAAGAGATGTCCGATGAGATTACCGACGAGCTTGACTTCTGGAATGATGTAGCGGGAACATGAGTCTTGTGACATTATCATTACAAGAAGTGAGAGCACTCTTAAGTCACTTAAATAAGTTTGGTGCCAAATCCTTTGAGGGTTTTGGCTTTAAAGTGGAGTTTCAAGGCAAGACCGATGCTGAGAAGCCCAGAACAGTGCGCCCAACCAAGGCGTCTGCAAAAAATGCCGCTGAAATAGAGCAGCTAAGTTTTCTTCATGAGAACGCAGACGTAGTGGAAGATCGCATATCTAGCGCGTTGATTGAAGATCCAGCTGAATATGAGCGGCTCCTACGTGAAGGGGAGCTAGAGGATGACCGAGGGGAAACCTCACAAGATAGAGGACTTGAATCGTCTGTACAGTGAGGCTGATCAATGTGATCAGGAGCACTTTTCAGAGCAAAGATCAAACGTCCTACTCATAGCGGGCGAGCATTACACAAAACGAAATTCAAAATATTGGAATAGAGTTAGAGACTCTAAGGATTTGAGCAGCGAGCAGAAGCTTCGCTTAACCAAGAATCACATCAATAGAATCGCTAAATTTTACGTCAATCAAATCATGTCTCATGCTCCGTCAGTACTGGTAGCTCCAAAGAATGAAAAGGAGCTCCAAGATCAAAAGACTGCGGAGTTAAATAATGCCGTTTGGCAGGACCTAAGAAAACGTCAGGGTTTGCGGCTCAAGACACAGTCTTGGTGCAAAGATTTCATCGACCTTGGCGAAGTCGCGTTAAAGTTATTTTGGAACCCACATAAAGGTCGCTTTATGGGGTACCAGGCGGAGACGGATGAATTGGGTAATGTCCTCACGGATGAGAACGGTCAACCGACCCCATCAAAAACTCCGGTTTTTGAAGGCGAGATAGAGTTTGAGCGCGTCTGGGCTTTCAATTTATTGAGAGACCCGAGTGCTAAGACTATGGATGACTCGGCCTTTTATATTTACCGAAAAATGATCGACATCGACAAGCTAAAAGCACTTGTGGGCGATGACGAAGATAAACTAAAAATGATTACCGAAGATAAAGATGACACCTACATGGTGTTTGACGGTAATCAAACGAACTATCAAAAAACAGACAAGCAGGCTCTTTTAAGGGAATACTATTTTAAGCCGTGTGTGGATTACCCGAACGGGTATTATTATATTACGACACAATCTGGAATTCTGTTTGAGGGGGAGCTTCCGTTTGGGATTTTCCCAATCGTGTATGCAGGCTTTGATGAGGTACAAACTTCCGCTCGTCATAAGTCTATTATTAAGCAGCTTCGTCCGTATCAAGCCGAGATAAATAGATCAGCAAGCAAAATTGCCGAACATCAGGTAACTTTGGGCGATGACAAGCTGTTAGTTCAATCGGGCACCAAAGTAACAAACGGTGGACACCTTCCGGGTGTTCGCACGCTACAGTATTCAGGTGCAGCGCCCACTGTTCTTCAAGGCCGAGCGGGAGACCAGTACGTTTCATACATGTCGTCACAGATTGCAGAGATGTATCAAGTGGCGAACATGAAGGAGCTTGATGAGTCAGCAGACACGAAGCTTGATTCATTTGCGGCTCTTTGGTCGAACATTCGCCAGAAGAAAAAGTTCTCTATATATGGAGAGAAGTTTGAGGGCTTTTTAATTCAAGTATGTGAAGTGGCGTTAAAGCTTGCTAAGGAATATTACACGCCGGAGATGCTGATACCAGCGATTGGTAAGAACGAATACGTCAATATTTCTGAATTTAAGAACTCAGAGCCTCTTTGTTACAAGGTAAAGTTAGAAGCTACGAACGACGACATCGAGACCATGATGGGCCGTCAATTGGCGATCAATCATGCTCTTCAGTACGTCGGGAACCAATTGTCTAAAGAAGATATTGGCAAGATGCTTCGCACGATGCCTCTTGGAAACCTTGAAGAGAGTTTCTCAGACCTTACGATTGATTTTGATTCAGCGACGAACATGATTTTGGCTCTTGACCGAGGCGAAGCACCGATCCCTAATAAGTACGATGAAGCAAAGTATATGCTCAAAAGACTTGTGGCTCGAACACGGTTAGCTGATTTCATGCAGTTAAACCCAGAGATTCAGCAAAATTATCAGAACATGATTTCTATCTACATGCAGATTATCGAAGAGCAGCAGCAAGCGATTTTGGCTGCACAAGCTGACTTCATTCCATCTTCCGGAGCACGGATCAAGGTTGACTACTATGTGCCTGATCCAAAAAATCCAGACCGGCCAGTTCGTGCCACGCTTCCAGCAGAGAGTATTGATTGGTTAATTAAGAGATTGGCAGATCAGGGGTCAGCACAAGAGCAATTGACCTCTCAGAACCAAGGGGCCGTCGCGGAGATGGCTCAGCATTTTAACCAACAACAAGGGCAGTCCCTACAAGGAAGTTCTTCTGCCCCGCCACTGATGGGTTTGGCGCAATAAACTCATGGGAGATACTGACATGACATCAGATAATATGTCACAAGAAACGGCCACAAGCCAAACTTCTGAATCTACAAGTTCAGCGGTCAGCAGTGATACGTCTACGACACAACAAGCTTCAACATCACAGAGTAGCGTGAGTGAAGGAATGAATACGGCTGCAAACGCAGCACAAGTACCTCAGATGCCAGCTTACACGCCAAACTACAAGTTTAAGGCGTATGAGAAGGAGTACGAGGTTGACGAGCTTTTCCGTCCTTTGATCAAGGATGCGGACACAGAGGCAAAGATTAAGGCACTTCATTCAAAAGCGTATGCGCTTGATCCAATGAAGGAAAAGCTAGAAGGCACACGCAGGGAGTTTGACGGTTTCAGGGGAACAGCCGAGCCGAAGCTTCGGGCGTATGATCAATTTAACAAGATTTTAGAAAACAAAGATTGGGACACCTTTTTCAAAAAATTAGGTGTGCCGAATGAGGAAATTTTTGGATATGTCGAGAAGCAACTCGCACTCATGAACGCGGCTCCCGACCAGAGGGCTGAGTATGAGCGCAACATGCAGTTACGCCAACAAGCGTACGCACAAGAGGAGCAGATCAGACAATACCAAACAGCATACGAGCAGCAGGCCACACAGGCCAGAACAATGCAGCTTGAATCATTAATGTCTCGTCCAGAGGTTCAGCGATACGCTGGGGCTTGGGATGAGAGAGCAGGAAGTATCGGAGCGTTTCGTCAGCTAGTGGTTGATGAGGCCGCAGCAGCTTGGCACATGACGGGGCAGGATTGGTCTGCAGAACAAGCAGTCCAGCATGTCATCAATAAGTATGGCAAAGTTGTAGCGGGTTTCAATGGACAACAATCCCAACCGCAGACTTACGGGGGCCAGCAACAATCTAGCCCACAAGCCGCGCCGCCAGTAATTCCTAACATCGCAGGCAGAGGTACTTCGCCTATTAAGAAGGTACCAAAATCATTAGATGATATTAAAAAACTTGTCTCTGAATTAAGGGACTAAAAGGGGATTTATAAATGGCTACAAGTCGTAGTTTTCAATCAATGCTCAACGAGTACTTGCCACTCGAGCTATTGAACAATGAATGGCAAAAACGAGATTACGTTTACTCAAAAGTTACAAAGAAAGACACCTGGAAGGGTGGAACTCTTATTGTCCCTTTTGAGGGCACACAAGCGACATCAGTAGAATTCGGCCAATTGGCTGCAGACACTGATATTGCTCAAGACGACTTCATCCGTGGTCAAATCGCGGTTCAGCCTGAAGTTTGGGCTACAATGAAGTTCAACCATCGTGACCTCATGGAGCATGATGGAAAGATCCCAGAGTCTACCTTCTTAAGAATTCTTCCAAATCGCGTTAACGTGATGATGGATTACTTCAAGATGGCAGCTTCTGTGAACATGTTGAACGGTCCTCAGTTCGCGGTAGCGACTGTAGACGGCACAGCTGGCGGCGTTTTGGAAGTTGATCGTATTGATCGCTTCGCTTTGTCACAAAAAGTTGTATTGCAAGATAACAACACAGCTGCAGCTACATACTACGTTATCAACGTAAATGTTAACGGCGGTTCATTGTTGTCTGGTTCAGTAACTCTTTCTGCCACTCGTGGCGGTGCAGCTGCAGATATTTCTGCCTACACTGTTGCTCAGGCAGCGAAAGTTTATCACCCAGGTGCATTGACTGGTTCTTTCACATCACTAGAGAGCCAATTGTTGTCTCTAGCTAACGGTGGAACCACAAACCTGTTCGGCCAAGTAAAGACTGCTTACCAGTTCTTGCAAGCCGTCCAGATCGACGGAAGTGCTGTATCTGCATCAAACATCTTGCAAAAGATTTTCGATGGATACACTCGCCGCATGATCCTTGGAAAAGGTGGGGCAGCGCCAGAAGTTTTGATGTCTTTCAAGCACTTCGGATCAGTTCTGAAGCTTCTTGAGACACAAAAAGGTGCGTTCAACGTAGTTCCAAATTCACGCAAGACATCAGTTTACGGTTGGGACACTATCGAAGTTGGTAGCGTTTCTGGTCAAATGCTGAAGCTTGTTGGAATTCAAGAGAAGTCTGACAGCACAATCTTCTACCTAGATTGGGATGGAATTTCCTTCTACTCCAACGGTGGGATCAAGCGAAGAACTGCTCCAGATGGAAAACAGTACTTCGAACTTCGAGCAACAACTGGTTACAGCTATGTGCTGGATCATTGCTTGTTCGGTGACATTGTTGTCGAGAAGCCAGCTTCTCAGGCGATCATGTACGGAATTCCTAACTACTAATCGAGTTAGTTTTTGGGGGAGGGTTAGACCTCCCCTTAAATACTTGGGAGCACGATGGGAAAACCAACCACAAAGACTGAGCTTCTGATTCAGATCAGAAACGAAATCAATAAGTGGCACACCGAATTTGACGGTTTTAATCGGCCATCAAAGACGTATATAGCCCCGGTTTATGCGGTTCAGGACACTCCTTGTTTTGTCATGGAATATTTGTATTACCCATCTACGAATATAGTTAAGGGAAGAAAAGAAGGCTACACGGTTTGGCAATCAAGTTTTGAGGACCCAGACTTTTTAGTTGATGATTTAAGTAATCTATTGACCGATGATTTAGGTAATTACTTGTTAGGGGATTAGATGCCGAACGTGCAACATATCTATAAATTTGCAGGTCCACCCACGCTTCCACCTCCGGATGAAGGGCATCACTGGGTAGATACCCTTAATAACAATATTTATCTCTCTAAAGGCGCGTCAGTAGTAAATGATTGGATTTTGGTAGGTTCAGGCGGGCTTCCTTCAGGTGGAACAGCTGGACAGATTTTAATAAAGCAAAGTGGTATCGACGG